CAACAACAGGCATCTGGTCACCAGCAAAGTTTGTTGGCGGGTACGGCACTAACGGCTTCTATCTGAACTTCTCAGATAACAGCAACACCACAGCCGCTACATTGGGTAAAGACTACTCAGGTAACGGCAACAACTGGACACCTAATAACTTCAGCGTGACTGCTGGTGCGGGTAATGACTCTCTTGTTGATTCACCAACATCGTATGGAACTGATACTGGTGTGGGCGGTGAGGTGCGTGGTAACTATGCCACATGGAATGCAATTTTGCAGACCCTTGGTGGAACAGCCAGCACATACACAAACGGAAACCTTGTTGCTTCTTCAACAAGTAGCAATTGGGTGCTTGGGACAATTCGTATAAACGATGCCAAGTATTATTTTGAACTTGTCCCTGATTCTGCCGCATCAGGTCTTTATCTTGGTATAAACAGCACCACAGATGTTCGCATTGCGGCTTATAGTGGCGGCATTGAGGCAAGCCCCGGAGGCGGTTCTAATCAAGGAAGCCTTGCCTCTTGGTCTAATGGTGATGTCATTGGCGTTGCGGTAGATGGCCCAAATAAAACTGTCCAGTTTTATCGCAATGGTTCAACCTACGGCACATTGGTTACATATACCACAGCGTTAGATTTATGGGCTTTTGCCCGTAATGGTGGAGTGGGGTCTTCTCAAGTTACAGCCAACTTCGGTCAACGCCCATTTGCCTACACAGCCCCAAGTGGATACAAAGCACTTTGCACACAGAACTTGCCAACGCCTACGATTGGGGCGACTACGGCAACTTTGGCAAACAAGTATTTTGACGCAACTTTGTACACAGGCACAGGAAGCACTTTAGCAGTCACAAATACTGGCGGTTTTCAACCTGACTGGGTATGGTTAAAGAACAGGTCAAATGTTGCATACCATTCAATTTGGGATGCGGTGCGGGGCAGAAGTGCGGGTGGTCTAGCATCAAACGACACGGGTGCAGAACAAGCGTCAACGGCTGGTAATGACTTTGTTTCATTTAACAGCAATGGTTTTTCAGTTGGCCCTGCTCAAAACTGGAATGTAGATACAAGCGGTAATACCTATGTCGGTTGGCAATGGAAAGCCAACGGCTCTGGCTCAACCAACACATCAGGCTCTATCACTTCAACAGTAAGCGCAAACACTACGAGTGGGTTTAGTGTGGTGACGTATACCAATGCTTCATCAGGCACTGTTGGGCATGGCCTTGGTGTTGCACCTGCAATGGTAATTTACAAAGACAGAACAAACAACGGAGTAAACTGGATTGTGTTGCATCAGTCTTTGGCAAGTATGTCAAACTCTTTTTTGGTGTTAAATGCTACAAATGCGGTTGCAACTGGTACTGCTCTTGGTGGTAATCCAACATCAAGTGTTATTTACACAAACACTAACATTATTCAAAATGGTGCGGCATCTGTCGCCTACTGCTTTGCACAAATAGCAGGATATTCTGCGTTTGGCTCTTACACAGGCAATGGTTCTGCTGATGGGCCTTTTGTGTTCACTGGTATGCGCCCCTCTTACGTCATGGTCAAACGGACTAATTCCTCTGGAACAAGTTGGAATATTTTTGACGCAACACGCTCACCCTACAATGTGACAGACGATGCTTTGTTTGCTAATTTATCAAATGCAGAATCAGCAAACGAATCAACTGTGGCGTTTGATATTTTGTCTAATGGTTTTAAACTTAGGACAACAGGGTCTGCTATGAACGGCTCTGGTGACACATACATCTACATGGCCTTTGCCTCCAACCCCTTTAAATATTCCCTTGCACGATAGGACTCAATATGTACGCACTTGTAACCCCCAACAACGAAATCACCCAGATCGGTGAACTTCAGACGTTGTTCCCCAACGAATTCCAACCAACGGCTCTGTATGCCCAACAGCATGGAGCCAAGGAAATCATTGACGGAAACCGTGAAGACGAACGCTTCTACTGGGTGACATTCGGTAGCTACTCTGTTGGTGACACCTACGTCACACGCAACTACGTCAACACAGCCAAGGCTTTGGAAGATGTGACTGAAACGCCCGAAGGCGCAACAGAACCCATTACAACCAAGGGTCTAAAGTCCAACTACATCGCTCAGTTTAAACAGACAGCCAACTTAATGCTGGCTCAGACTGACTGGACAGTGATCCGTAAAGCAGAACGCAACGTAGACATTCCTGCTGACGTAGCTGCTAAACGTGCGGCTATCCTTGCTGAGTGTGATCGCTTGACTGCGGCAGTGACTGCGGCTCAAGATATGCCATCTTTCATCACAGCAGTGCAATCTGCTAACTGGAGCTAAAATTGTCTGCAAATTTGGGCGGGTACGTCAGTGCCACATTCAACCCGCTAACCAGCGGAGTCACAGCCACGGTTGAATACCTTGTGGTTGCTGGTGGTGGTGGCGGTGGAAACGACTTTGCTGGTGGCGGTGGTGCTGGTGGTTTGTTACAAGCCGCTGGTCTTGCTGTGGCTCCCGGTTCTGCTTTAACTGTAACTGTAGGGGCAGGTGGTGCGGCTACTGTAAACGGGTCAAATTCTGTTTTTAGTTCTATTACCGCAACTGGTGGCGGTAAGGGCGGAAACTTTAATGGGGCTGGAACTGCTGGCGGTTCTGGAGGTGGTGGAGGTGGCTCTGGTACAAATGGAGTGACTTATGCAGGGGGCGCTGGAACATCAGGACAAGGGTTTACTGGTGGAACAGGTAACTATGCTAACGGCGGCACAGCAGGCGGAGGAGGCCCCGGTGGAGGTGGCGGCTCTGGAAGTGTTGGCGTAAACCCCTCAACAAATCAAGCGGGTAACGGTGGTACGGGTACTTGCTCATCTATTACAGGCGCAAGAGTGTTTTACGCTGGCGGTGGTGGTGGCGGCGGATACGATGGTTATGTTAATGCGGCTGGTATAGGTGTTGCTGGTGGTGGTACTGGTGGCTATGCGTCTACAAGTCCTGCAACTGCGGCAACAGCAAATACAGGTTCTGGCGGCGGAGGCGGTCGTGCGGCATCTGGTGCTGGTGCGGCTGGCGGCTCTGGCATCGTAATCATTCGTTACCCTGCTAACTGCGCTCCACCTACTTCTACAACAGGCAACCCTCAGATAAACTACGCAGATGGATACCAAATCTACACTTGGACATCTAACGGAACGGTAACTTTCTGATGGAAATCTTTGTTTATGTCATCACCAACAAACTCGACATGAAGCAATATGTCGGGATTACTACCAACATGCGTAAGCGTTGGGGTGAACATAAACTTGCGTCTAACAACAAGAATGCTTTGGGCCGTGCCATTCAAAAGTACGGTGCAATCAACTTTGATATGCAACACATTGCAAGTGCCACGGAGTGGACTAATGCAGGTCTTGTAGAGGCGGCGCTGATACAGCAGTTAAACACTAAGTCGCCTCATGGCTACAACTTGACAAATGGCGGGGACGGCACTCTTGGGTTTAAACACACCGCAGAAGAATGCCAGCGCAGGAGTGAACGATGCCCCACGCGCAATCCAGAAACCATGAAGCTGATTGCTGATAAGCAACGGGGTGTCAAACGGCCCCATACATCTGGTAAAAATAATCCACTGTTTAACAGGACAGGATTAAAATCACACATGACCAAGCACATTGTGATTGCTACTAACATGGCAACGCAAGAGCAAAAGATTTTAATTGGCGCTAAAGCCATTAAAGAGGCGGGGTTTAACAGGGCGCACGTTTATTCATGTGCCAATAAACAACGCAAAACACATCAACAGCATACATTTGAATTTCAAGGAGAATCAGTATGAGCCACTTCGCAAAGGTCGAGAACGGTATCGTTACCCAAGTCATGGTTGCCGATTGGGAGACTTTGAATCAGCCCGGACACCCTTGGGGTGACCCCTCTTTGTTTGTACAAACTTCGTATAACACGCATGGTGGGCAACACCCAGAGGGAAGACCCCTCAGAAAAAATTACGCTGGGATTGGTTTTTCCTACGACTC